ATCGCCCACCTCTTTGCCCATCATCTTTTTACTGAACATATTGAACTCCTAAGTAATGGTTACTGTACCAACAAATGTTGTTGCCACCAAGTAGTTTGGAGTCAACGCCTCATCAAAATTACTAGCCCCGCCAACCGGGTTCCAGCTCCACTGGATGTCTCTCGAACCACCGGACAAATTCCCAGCCGCATTCACACCAGACGTTACATATGTTGTGTCCCTGCGTGGATTACGCAGTGCCTGCGGATCATCCACTGGGAACGTTCCAAGCATCAACTGGGGTTGATCTGGATCCCAGCACTCAGGACAGACTAACAACTCGTATTTACGCTGCTTGATGATCTCCGTCTTAAGCTGCTTTAACTGGTACTGCTGACCACAGCGGTCGCATTCAGCAATCGCTATTTTGCCAGAAGCAAAACGATTACCCATTAATAGCTCCCACCAATAAACATCTGACGGGGCACAAATCTCACCGCAGCTTTTTCACGATCCTCACCAGCGGCCAAATCAAACTGCTCGTTGTACACACCTTTAAGCATATCTAATCGGGGTGCTAACTCCGGTACTTTCATGGCAATGTGATACGCAAGTCCAGCCACTACACAGGGTAAGAACCTGAAGTTCATATCCGCAGTCTCAGAGCCTGCTCCAGCGTCCTGTACACGCCGTAAACGGTAATACACAAACTGATATGTTGTGCTGTTATCTGGTGTAGGCCACACAGTCACTGCTGGAAGCTGGGGCACGAATACAGCGATACCATCTGCGTGAGTTGCAGCGGTTGTATTGTTCTGTCCACGGAACACCCCGCCAAGGATGTTACCTGTGATGAATGTGTAATAGATGTCTTCTGACTCTAGACGGATAAACCCCGACCCGGCTAGTCCAACCACCGTGTCAAGCGTGATCGTCGTCGCTGTGGCTGTAATGGCTCCGTTGAGGTACGAAGTCGTCGGGTTAACCTGTCCAGAAAGTCTTTGAATAAAGACTTGGATGGGACGGGCTTGTTGAAGTTTGTTCGGAATGGTCGCATAGGTAGAAACACTGATACGTGTAATGGTGAGGTCAGCCTGTGTAGATGCTGTATTTGCACCTGTTCTAATGACATGTTCCAGAAGGTCTATGGTGTCCAGTGGTAATGCGTATGTGTTTAAACCCGGAGTTAAGGTGATAAAGCCTTGCTCTATCGTCCACATGTTGATGCCACGGTTCTGCCACTCGATGGTCATTAGATTCATAGACCGCCGGGCGGTCTTGAGGTCATAACCAGAACGCATCTCTCGGCCAGCACGTTCCCAAGCTTCCTCGGCGATCTCCGTGAAGTCCATATTGAAAAGTGTTGAGCCGGTAGTGGTCATCTAAAGCCTGCCGTTTTCTTTGCAATATTTTTAGGTTGAGCTACAAACTGTTTACCAGATGCCTTGCCAGCACGCTTGGCTTTGGTTGTAGCTGCGTATTCTGCTGAAGTTAAAGACTTAATGGCTTTTTCAGGCAAATATCTCTCACCCGTCTTGCTTGACGGTTTACCAGATTTGGTGCGCCATTTCTGGTCGCCCCAGTCTTTAAGAGATTTCTGAGGAGCTTTCAATCTCTGTAGCCTCCGCCTGCTTTTTTATAGCGCTGTGCCACCATTTGTGCTTTTCTGGCTGACCATTGTCCTGCGCCAGTGCCTGCTGTGGCTTCTGCTTTCACAGCATTAAAGATTCTTTTACGTAGTTCTGGCTTGGTGTAGTTGCCTGCGGAGTTGACTGTAGATTTACCGCCTTCTGCCATTTTCTTAGGTTTTACGCCTTTGGCCTTCATAGCAATAGCTGTGGCCGCTTGTTGCGCCAGACCACCCGCAGCAAATTTAGCAGTCTTTGCAGCCGCCGCAAAGTCACCCTTCTTGGGTGCACCAGCCGAGCCTGCACTGCGCATCTTCTCACCAGAGCCAGAAGCTATACGTTTTTTCTTGGCGGCGATGTTGGCATACAAACCACCAGCGGCTTTTACTACACCGCCTTCTTTGTATTGAGTAAAGTCAGTGTCGTCCCGCCGGGCTTTCTTCTTACCTTTTGGCATTTTATTAGGGAGCATGGCTCCCATACCGCGACTGGATATCATAGTTAGCACATCTTTCCACGGGTTTTACCCCGTTGAGCAACGCCGTCGGCACGTTTAGATGCAGACGAAACCATTCCGCCGGAGGCATACTTCTTAACTGCACCGCCGCGTTTCTTGGCGGTCATATCACGCGTACTCAATCCATCAATAAAATCTTTACCGCGCCCAAACTTCTCAAGTTTTTTATTACTTGGTGATGCCTTCTTAGCGGTCATATCACGCGTGGTTAAACCATCAATAAAGTCTTTACCGGGACGCTCAACCCCTTTAGTACTTGATGATTTTTTCAGTTTTTGAGCCGCATCGTACATTTTCTTTGCTTTGTATGCGCCAGCAGCACCCAAACCAAGTGCACCCGTAGCCATCAATGCATTCCCCACGTTACGACTGCTTTCTGAAGAATCAATCTTCTCACCTTGAGGGGCCTTGGAAGACTGACCGGGTATCTTAGATGCCGCAGATCTTTCTTCCTCACGAGGGCCAAAGTGCGTAGCAATAGGGGGGCTTGTGCCAGCATCACTACGCATACCGCGCATTGGGCCAGCGTATTGTGGTGAACTTGCGTCACTTCGCATACCACGCATCGGGCCAGCATTACTTAATGAAGGAACAGGCGCAGCAGGCGTTTTAGTAGGCGGTCTAGCAGGTAAAGTAGGCTTATTCATTACCTGACGTGTAGGCGTGATTGTTTCACTAGAACTACGGCCAGCACTTGGGCCAAAGTCTGAATACATGTCATCAGACAAAGGACGTGAAGAAGCCGCAGGCATAGCAGGAGCAGCAGGAGCAGCAGCGGGGGCTGCGGCTGGTGCAGCAGCACGACCACGGCCAGCACCAAAGCGGTTGTACGCCTCTGAGCCGGGTTCATCAATATTTCCCATGCGAATACGCTCAAAGAAACCTACCGGCTCTTCTTTGTTGGAAATATCTAGACCACGCTGCTTGTCAGCAGCAACATCTCCGCCATCTTGATAGCGTTTAAACTTTTTTGTGGGTTTTTTCATGATAGTTCCTTAGCAGGCCATGCCGCCTTTTTTAAACATCTTGCCTTTGGTCTTGCCTTTTGTGGCAACGCCATCTGCGCGTTTAGATGCTGAACCGCCAGAGGACATCATCTTGGCCATACCGCCAGATTTAAGTCCTGCATGGGCTTTTGATGCAGGTTTTGCTGCATGTGCTTTTAAAGCTTTAGGCATACCGCCTTTTGCCATTGCCGAGTCTTTCATCATCTTGCCATCTGGCATTCTGTGCATACCGCCAGATGCCATCATCTTAGACATTCCACCGGAGGCCATCATTTTAGACATCCCGCCTGAGGCCATCATCTTGGACATACCGCCTCTTTTATAACTACCAAGATCTTCTGCATTGGCGCGATTACCAGCCAGCCCTTTAACATCAACACCACGATCACTTAAACGTTTACCGGCAATTCCCGGGCTTAAGCCACGTTCACGGCTATACACCCTATCGTCATCCTTGTTCATGTACGAAGAAGACTTAACTCGTTTAACGTCTGCATCAAATTGATCATCTTTTGTCATGCCTCCGCTTGCCATCTTGCCTTTACCGTCAGCGGCAAAAGCAGGGACAGACTTACCGTCCTTCATAACCATAGGCATACCGCCACTGGCCATCATCTTGGATTTCATAGCGCCGCCGCTTGACATCATTTTAGATTTCATGCCGCCACCAGCCATCATTTTTGCTTTCATCATTTGTCTTGCTCCTGATAAAGATTGTTAAAGGTTTCCGTCATATCCATGTAAGAGTCATCCTGCTCTGCACAATGAATCCATTGATTGGGCCTGAAATCAGGCGCACCCTGTCCTGTTTGCCAATAGGCTGGACTCGTTACACGAACTCGATTGTTGGGCAACGCCACAACATTTCCAGTCCATTTACCTGCGTCAGTCAATATCAACACATGACTTTGTTTGTGCTGTGATGGATCCTCAGATACATCGCTCTCTGCGTAGTCTACAGTGAACAGATACCTGCCAGTGAAAAATTCATTGTTGATTTTGCACAACCAAGGCGACGGCTTTGCCCGCTCCAAACTAATGATGGAGTGGTTGTATGAGTTGCAGTCCCAAGGCTGCGATAAATGATTCAACATACGTTCAGGCCATACCTCTAAAGGAATGTCTCCAACTAAAGCTGCAAGTGGCATCCTTGCCCACATTGCCCCACCATGCACATTTTCTTCACCTTCAAGCCCTGTAAAAATTATCTGAAAACTTAAACTACGATCTGGAATGGTGGTGACTGCCACCGCTAAACCGTGAATAAACTCTCCTTGATATTTTTGATGGGCATTTGTAAATTCTTTTCTGATCCAACATTTAAAGTAAGGTATGTTACTTGTCAGATACATCATTTCCCCGCTGAAAG